CCTGCTGATGTGATTGTATTAAATACTGAATTACCACCTACATTTGATTCTGCATATTCAACTCCGCCGGTACCACCTGTACCAACTGTAACTGTATATTGTGTTCCTTTTGCAAGTTCCATACCTGAACCAAAACGATAACCGCCGGCACCACCGCCTCCGCCATTATCTCCTCCACCGCCACCGCCGGCAGCGACAACGAGATAACTAACATCATAGTTTGCGTTAAAGGACATTGTAAATTGTCTTGTTACGGTTTCTGAACCGTCTGTAGCAGATACGGTAAATGTTGATGTGCCTGCTGAACCACTTGTATTAGTACCTGAAAATGTACCGTTTGTGGCCATTGATATGCCTGTAGGTAATGAACCTGCTGAAATTGTGTGTGTTACTGTATCACCATCTGCGTCTGTAGCAGTAGGTACATTAGAACCATTTGCTGTAAAACCACCTGGTGTAGCAGTACCTAAATTTGTATCTGCTGATGTAGTAAAAGCGGGTGCTTGGTTTTGAACAAGAGCTGCAGCTAATTCAGCAGAAAGACCTGAACCGTTTGTAACTTTAATTGCATATGGTTCATTTGTATTATCAAATCCTGACCTAGCAACTGTGACTGTTAATTGAGTTGAGCTATTTCTTGTAATAGCTACTGTAGCTAAAGTTTCACTTGTACCTGGAAATGTTACCGTTGCACCAGTTGTATCAAATAAAGAACCAGTTATTACAATTGTAGCATTACCACCAGTAGAGGCATTTATAGCACCTGAAGTTACAGATGAGCCACCGTCAATTGTGAAAGATGTAATTGTTGGAGGACTATCAATAGATTTCCATGCTGTACCATCATAGTATTCTGCAAGATTTGTTGTACTATTAAATCTTATATCACCTGCTGTTGGCGAGCCATTTCTTTGGCCTGTTGTTCCAGCTGGTAATTTAACACTATCTGTACCAGTAAATCGTCTATTTTTACCTGTAATATCTCTAATATTTGCCATACTACTATTTATACCCTCTCTTAATTACTCTTAATTATTACTTGTTAGTTTCCAACCGTATGTCGCACCAGTATAAACTAACTGAATGGCAGAATCTTCCACATCAACAACTAAGTCGGCAGTTGCACCATTAATTTTTAAACTATTTCTACCAATTGTTAAATTGTTTGTGTCAAATGTTCCTGCTAAATCAAGTAATGAAACTTGGTCACCAACTTGTGGTGAAGCAGGTAATGTAATTGTTTTGGCTGCACCTGAAGTATCTACAAAATATCTGTCATTTGCAGCTATTGTAATATTTGTACTTGTTGAAGCCCATGGATTACCACCACCTAAACCTGTCCATGCTGTACCATTATATCCTTCCCATGTAACTAGAGAAGAATTGTATCTTAGACCACCAGTTTTTAAGTTACCACCTGTTGGTCTTTCAGCAGTTGTACCTGTTGGAGGAACTAAATGTCCTGTACCCATTTGGTCTCTTTGAGTATAACCTACTATTGCATTTTCAGTCGGTAAAGCAGTATTTGAATTACCAGACATTGTTTCGTCTGTACTAAATTCATTAATCGTAGCACCTAACTCTGCACCAATAGAACCAAGTTGTAATTCATTTAGACCAGAAAGGTCAAATGCGTCTGCGTTAAGTGTTGCAACACCTGTTGCCTGTTCAATTCTGAATAAGTCACCAACTCTAAAGTCACCAGATTGGTCAGTTGATGTAAAGTAAACACGACCACCTAATAATTCATTTATTTCGTCTGTTTGGTCAGCAGCTTGAGATGGACCGCCAGGATAATTTGATGTTGTAAAGTCACCTGTACCAATATCTAAGAAGTCATGTCCTGTTAATCGAATGTTTGAATATCCGGTTGTAATTGTTGTCGCTGTGTTATCTGCAATTGCATTACTTGTAGTGACAGCAGCTGTTAAACGAATTGTAGCTTGTTTGTTAGTTGTGTTAGTTTCTGATACAGCAGATACTCTGTAATAAGTTGAGTCACCTGCAAACTGAACATTAGCTCCTGTTTTTATAACATTTGCACTAGCAAGTGTAGTATCAGTTGAATCAACTGCGATTAAGGCACCTGTTTGTCCTGCTTGGGCAGCTGAAGCAGCCGCTTTGACTTGGAATGTTGATGAGTCTTCTTTTGTAATAGTTAATACTTCACCATTTACAAATGAACCTGAAATATTTTCTATGTGAAAATGGTCTGATGAAATATTTACTCTTAAAATTCTAGCAGTAGCACCACCGGCACCTGCTATTGTAGCAGTACCAACACCTTGTGTAGCTACACAATCTGCAACATCCGATTCTGTAGCAGGACTAACAAATTGTGTTGAATCATATTTTAACATTTGACCACGAGATATTACTGAAACTGGTGTTTCACTTGCTAATGTTCCTGTAGCCTCAGCACCTTTTTCACCGTAAGCAGATGAACAATTTAAACCTCTAATAAATCCACCTGATTCTGCAAAGAATGATTTATCACAATAATATGTGAAAATAGAAACCATCTCACCACGACCACCACCTAATGCGTGTACACCACGACCATCGGAGTTTATTTGTGTAAAGTCATTTGCAAGAATTGATTTATTTCCTGCTGTGTGTAAGTTACCGTCAATTTGTACACCTGTTGCACTAGCATTTACAGATGAACAGTTTTGAATATATGGTGAAGCAGTTGTAATTGAACCTGCTGGGTCTAATGAAACAACAGCAGCTTTACCAACACCACCAGTTACCGGCGCTCCTGTTAAACCTTTTATTGACATTTGTACAAGATTTGTAGCGTTGTTCATTAAGAACATATTAGAATCTACATTATTTTCTAATGAAGCAACTGTCAACTGTAAATTTCCTGTACCATCACCTATGCTTGAAGCATTAACAACTATATTATCACTAGTATTATATCCCCAACCACCATTATAAATTGCTACTGCTGATACGGCACCACCTGAAACTGTAATAGTGAATACTGCACCGTCTCCGTTTTGTGATGTAGAACTTTGATGTACAAGATTATATACACCGTTTGTAGCACCAGAAGTATTTGAACCTATACTTACTGTTTTAATTTGATGACCTGTACCTGTACCAGGTCTAATTTCTGTTCCTCTTAAACTTTCACCTTGTACTGTAACGCCAGCAGGAACTCTTAAAGGTAATGTTTCTCTATAAACACCGTTTTTAATGTAAACAACATCACCAGCAGAAGCTGATACTACATTAAAAGTTAAGTTTGAAGAACCACCTAATTGTGAACCTGCAACTGTAATGTCGTTTGTAGCTGCGTGAGTTTTACCACCGTCTGTAATTATAACAGTAGGAGTAGATGAACCGTCTGTAGTAACTCTAGCTTTAAATCCTGTTCCTGAACCAGTTGTACTTGTTTGTGTTACATCATAAGTACCTGGTGTACCGCCTGTACCGCCAGCTATTGTATCAATAGAAAGAACATCACCTGAAGATGATTGCGATAAAGCATAATAAACTGTTTTGTAAGGTAAGTATTGAGTACCAGGATTACTGTCTGAACCTGAGTTTGCAACATATTTAACATTTGCTCCATCTGGATTTGACCAACTAGGTTCCGTACCATTTGTAGTTAAAACTGAACCAGCTGGACCAATAGGTAATCTTTCAGCGGCAGCAGCACCTTGTTTGATTATATCACCTCTTGTGCTTAATACTGCACCTGAATCACCTTGTGCTACTACTTGCCATTTAGCTGCGTCTGAATCTGGCGAAACATTTAAAATTCTGTCTTGTATTGCAACATAAGATGTTGCTGTTAATCTTACAACATCACCAATATTATATGTTGTTGAACTACTATAAGCCGCTCTGTAATTAAATCCTTCTAAGTTTAATGTCCAGTAAGATGTATTTACTGTACCATTTGTATTTGATGGATATTGACTGGTGTTGTTAGCAGTAGCAACATAGTTGTTACCACCGTATTGAATTGTATCACCAGTTTTGTAAGCTGTGCCATGTGAATATGCACCTAAAGCTTTGAAACCTGTTGTTATGACATCCCAATATGAGTTGTCTGTTGGTGTTTGACCTGAAGCTGGTGTTGCATTTACATAAACATAAGTGTAACCACCATAAGTTACAACATCACCATCTTGGTAAGTTGTACTTGCACTATAACTATCTTCCCATTGTAATCCTTCAGCATATACTTCCCAATTTGAACCTAATGCAAAGGTACTTGCTGATGTGTGTTGTAATTTACATCTATATTGATATGCACCGTTTTTAACAAGGTCATTTAATTTGTAAAATGTAGAACCTGCCCAATTACCTTTAAAGAAAAGACCCTCAGTATGTAAACTGTATTTGCCTGCTGATAAGTCTGTGTAAAAATTAGCTGCTGAAGATTGTGATGTGTGATTTGTTAAAACAACATATGAGTTAGCACCATATTTTACAATATCGTCTATCAAATAAGCTGTTGAGGCAGCCCAATCGCCACGCCATTTAAATTTAATTCTACCTAGTTTAAAATCTGCCATTTTTTACCTTGTTATTACTACTATTTATACAACAACTAATACTATTTATACAACTTAAACAGCGTCCTGATAACTTGTAGCCGCTACAGAATAGGTTGACCCCTCTGCTGTACTAAAGTCATCACTTGTTGCTGATGGATTGTATGCTCTATTTTCTCTCTTTATTAAATAACCATCACTATCTATGAAAAATGTTGCGTCACCATCTTCAAATAAGTATTGTTGATATTTGTCAGATGTGTTATTTTTATAACCTTTATTTATTCTTCCTACTGCAATTTGAGCTCCGTTTGCTGGAGCAATATTAAATGTTATAGTAGGAGATGAATAAGTAAAATCTATTGTTTCTTTTTGTAAAACTTGATTTATATATACTCTAATTCTAGTTGCGTCTGGTACAGGAACAGATAAATCAAATGTTTTATCTGAACCATCACCTGCAAATAATTGAGTATCAATATATCCTTCTTCAGCCTCTACATAACTACCACTTGTTGGTAATTGTATTAATGGGTCTGGAACACCGCTAGATAAATCTATTGTGTCTGTATTATCTTTATCAATTTTTGCATAGTAAAGAAGACCCTCTGTTGTTCTACGAAGACCATGAAATCCCTCTTTAGTTTGTGTTCCTTCAGGTACTACTTGTCCTACTACAGCCATTAACTAATCTCCAATATACTTAAATAAGCTTCAACATCTACAGACGAACTATCTGGATTAGGGTCTGCATATATTCTAATCTTATCATTGTTTTCTAAGTTGATTGGTTTATCCATAATTAATGTGTTATTAGCAGATACATTTAAACTTCTACCTACATGTCTAAATGTAGAACCGCCGTCTATTGTGACTTTAATGTTTATTTTAGCTGCATTTGTAGAACTTAAATTAGAAATGTAAATTGCGTGTATAACGGCAGTTGTAGAACCACCTGCTGTGTAAACATCACCAGCTGAAGTATCTAAAACCCCAACATCAAGTCCTGCATTTTTAAATGTACTAGCCATTTATTATCCCCCGAATACTATTCCGTACGCTAAAGCGTCACCGTCCATTGCAACCGTACCCGATTGATTTGGTAATGTAATTGTTCTATCAGCAGTTGGCTCTGCAACTGTTAAAAAAGTTTCATATGAGTTTGCTAAATTACCTTCAAATACTAATTTTGCGCCTTGGTCTAATAATAAATCTGTTGTTGTAGTTGCGCCGTTTGTCATAACATTTTGTAATGTTACTGAACCTGCACCACCAATCTCTGTTACTGAATTATTTGATTTTTTAGTATAAAATTTTCCATCTGTGACATTCATTGCCAACTCACCAACTTGTAATGCGTTAGCAGCTGGTACAGCTAATGCT